CTCAAGGGTTAGCGGGTTACCAATAGGGTGTCCAACGACCACGATGGATATGGCTCCACGTCGGTCGCGGTCCTGAACAGGAATGGCGTTTCCAGGGTCGACAAAAGCCGTGTCGTAATCGGTTGGTTTCCAGCGTATTTCAGCTGTGGTTTGTGGGGTGCGTTCCATTGTCTCAAGCTGGGCCATGAGAGAGTCATATGTGTTGACGGTGGAGATAGTCATTGACCCGCCGAGCGTGTTGCCATAGGCTACACGTCCGGCGCGTCCGGACTCGGCACCGTCGTACATGATTCTGACGCAGGCCGCGACGCAACGTGCGTCGCTAGCTGAATTGTTCACGAAGGTCTTGGCCGGCGACAAGGCACTAGCTGAGAAACTAGTGTTAGTGGCGCCGTTTAGTCCTGCTGACAAAAGCAGCTCAGTGTTTGAGGCGTTCATCGCGCTCGGCACCCAGTGGAATGCAGCGGAGTTGTTAACGGTGGTGCTACCTAACAAGATAATTGACTGTGCTCGAAATAATATGCCTCCAGTTGGCGTGCCAACTGGGCGAGTAAGAGGAGCGTGGCAAGGATCGAGCAAAAGCCGAGCATATGCTGAGGCTTGAGCATCGAATCCGTTACGGATTGGTCGAACAATCCGTGGCTTAGGGCGCATCTTCTGCGCCTTCTTAGTCTTCTTGCTTGGTTTGACCATCTTCGGTGTAAACGTAGCTGCGTTGTGTTGGGAATGCAATGCAAGTGATGCGGTGATGCTGTGGTATCCGGAACAGGACGGATATATATACACTGTTCAACATCGGGAGGTAGATGTCAATGCAGGCGACGAGTGTTATCCAAGTCTTGTCTACTTGAGCCAGTAGCCCCAGTCTGGGCATTCTGGTCCGTCACTCGCAAGTTTCAGACCAGCGGCTTGCTTAAGCGATTTAAAACCGCGAAGGGCCTCGTCGTACCCATTAAGCTCGCCCACTGAAATAGACAGGTCCAGCGCGATGTTGTACAAGAACAAGTCACGCTCAGAGTAGCTCAATTCGACCTTGGAGGGCATATGCTTAAAAGCATAGCGCAAGTCTCCGTCGCTCTTGAGGATAGCATCGCGATGCTTCTGCGATACTTTGCCGGAATTGGCCATTAGTCGTGCAAAAGGTGCAATGACTGGGACATGGCCATTGACGTTTGCACAGGCCTCACCTTTTAAGACACACATCGCGACCTTCCCCTCAGGTGTTCGTGCAATGGGGTTGGTC